GCCTCATTGGCATCTTCATGGCCAGGTAAATCTAAATCCACATGCATCTCAAGCAGCGTGTACATATCGTCTTTGGTATAAGTTTTTTGTTTGCCGTCCAACTCGTCAATTTTATCTTGGACTTCACTTGGATCACTTGAAGAAGGCTCTCCTACTTCTATGTCTCTATAGAATCCTGAGACTTGAAACTTTCTTAAATCGTTAGACATCATTTTTACAACATGTGTAATTCGAGAACAGGTATGTAAATCTGTGGCCTCGTACGGTACCACTAGATCTTCTGATGACACAAACTTAGAAACAGGACGTCCTAACGTATTGTCGAAGTATAATTTACGAAACGCCGAACCGGATAGGGGGAGATGAAAAAGCATCTGATCCAGTTCGGGTTCGTATTCCTCCATAACGTGGGTAAGTTGGAAATTCATAAATTCTTTAACTCGTTGTGACTGCTCCTCCACTTGTGGATTGATAGCACCCATAATTTGAGTTTTTACCGGACCGCCTGCAGGAAATAGTTCTTTATAAGATTGCGCTTGAAACTGAGTAACAGATTCTGCAAGTAAAGGATGAGACACACCTGATGCACCTGGAAAAGGATTGGTTCGGTCTTCGTACTGCATTCCTAATAGTTCTAGACCTTCTGCATAGGTAGATGACCAATCACTTCTTGACTCTTTATCGCCATCGTATGCATCGGAAAGTTCTCTTGCAATAACATCAAGATCACCTTCATTCATGTTTTCAGCTAAGTTTTCATTATGTCCGCCCATCATCGGTTGTGATGGACCAAAGTTTATTGTTGCACCACCGTCAGCATCGAGCTGCGGATCACCTTCCATAACATCTACTTCTTGCGCTCGAATATCGAACTTCATTTGTTCTTTGAGCGGCATCTCCCTATCAATTGCCATGTTAAGCCACCATTGTTTGCATTATGCCTTCAGGTCTCTTGGTAGATTCTATCAAGCTTTTATAGTCCTCAAAACTGTTAATATTAAATTCGTCTAGTAATCTTATTCCAGCCTCGCTCTCTACCATAGAATCATACATCCTACGTAACTCGTCATCATCTAGCTTAGCCATTTGACCGCTTTTAAGCAGTTCCATAAGTAATTCTGTTTCGTCTGTTTTAAACATATCCATTGCGTCGTCTGTTAACATGTCGCTTGGATCTTTTATATCGTCATCTGCACTCGCTATTACCGAAGCTATTCCATTTTTAGAATCTCTTAGCTTCATCGCAGAAGGGCCAAATAATATTATCTCTGCTTCTTTTTCTGCGGCTTCTCTTGACAACCCTCCTTCTTCCATAAGTCGTTTTATTGTCTGACTCATCTCATCAGCGGGGGTAGGTATCTCTACTGGTAACACTCTTCTTCCTGTTTGAAAACCAATACGACCACCGTTTTTTAGTCTTATGTCAAACTCGCGTAATAAATCTAATTTAAGTTCTTGAATTTTATCTTCGTCGCCTTTTTCTTCTGCTTCTTGCAATAGTTGAAAATATTGAGTAACTCTGTTTTTGTTCATGTCGGTCATGTAGTTTTACCTTTTTTTACGCCCTTCACTTTACCCTTGTTAATGCTGGCATAGAATACAGTCTTTCCCTTCTTTTTACCATAAGTTTTTTTCATAGACTTTAATATCTTCTTACCTTTTTTATTCAGGGGCATCTAAGTTTCTCCAAAATTCATCCAGAGCATTATGCTCACAATTAATACACTCACAGTCCTCAATCGGACAAGAACCTCCATTACCACAATGGCAGCTGTGTTCACAGTGTTTGCAAAGAGGCGAACTCTCTAGCATTTCCAACGCTTACGAGCTTGACGTAGCCTAGAATTAGGATCTTTTGCGGCTTTCGGGAACTTCTTCATTTGTCCCGCACTTCGTGCGCAAAAGGATTTACGTCTGTTCGCAGCTTTGCTGCCTTTCTTTACTTTACCTGTTACAGCTGTTTTTAACTTCGATCCAGGGTTATCACGGCGATATTTGGCAACGCCTGCCTTGGTCATACCAGCGCCCTTTTTAGTTGGCCTAAAATACTTCTTGGTTTTCGGTGGTTGTTTATCCCTTTTTCTTGCCATGACTTTTCCTAATAGCTTCTTTACCTTTTTTAAAAATACCTGCTACTTGTGATTTGCCCATCACTTTAGCACGTTGTTCGCCAACTGTCAGTATTTGAATTTTACGAGCAAAAGGTTTCTTAACACGCTTAACTTTGGCCACCGTTGCACGGGCGTCGGCGGGTGTTGCAAACTTAATCTTTACTGTGTCCTTCGGATTTTCATCTGTGTAAAGTCGTCTGCCAGAACCTTTTGGTTTTTTACCTGTTCCTACTTTTGGATCTTTTGCCATTTTTTAGAACACCTTTCAAAGCTTTGGCCTGTGCCGCATGTGTCTTTGATGCTTTGGTCAAACCTTTAATAACTTTTTTAACTTTAGCTTTACTCTTCTGTTTCATTAGATAATACCGAGAGACTTATAATATTTTTTTAAACTAGGGTTACCCGTGCGTTTGTACTCGCCTTTTCCTTCAGGAAAGGTGAGATCAATAAAACTTCCCATGTATCCTCCATCTGCTGCTTTTTTTCTGTTCGCAAATGTTTTTACATTTGTGGGCTTACCACCAACGCCTTGTGCTTTTGCACGCTTACGAGAGACAGCAGAACGTTTCTGACTGTCTGTCATTCTAGCAGCTTTTGCTGCAGGTACACATTTTGGATATTTTCTTTTAGCGTCTGCTTTTTGTTTTGATCGACCACATTTTTTGTGGCCGCCGCCTTTTTTCTTGGAGCCTATATCAACCCAATCTTGTTTGAACCATTTGTCTAGTCCCTTGTGCCCAGACATCTAAGCAACCTTTGTTACTTTTGCTCTGCCCGACATGATGGCACCGCAACCGCGTGCTACAAACTTTTTCTTTACACGTCCACCGTTTTTCAAACCTTGTGCTTTTAATCTTTTTGTCGCTTCAATCAAACCGCCTTTGGCTTTGCTACCACGAAAGTCTTTTCGTTTTTTCCCAGAGGGATCTTTTATTTTTCCAGCGCAGATCTTAGAGGCATAAGCATTAGCATAAGCTGATGGATAAACATCAAACTTTCGTTTAGCTGCAGCCTTACCTCTGGGACAAAGTTTTGTCATATTACGGTTTTCTTAAATCAGCTTTCATCATACCACCGCCACGCTTAGGTACTCTTTTTTTAGTTTTCTTGTCTTTTTTCTTGGTACGTTTCTTCATACCTTTTTTGACTTTGCCGCCACGCTTCATTCCCATCGCGGCACCTTTTTTAACTTGTTTCTTCATACTATGTCCTGGCATAACTACACCCTCCTTTTAGTGTTTTTCTTAGTTTTTTTCTTAGAAGTTTTCTTTTTCTTCTTCTTTTTGATTACACCTCTACCCATTAATATATCAGCTTTGGTGATTTTTCCATCTTTATTTAGGTCTGGAAATTTTTTTCCCATGTCTGTATCTCCTATAAGACTGTCGTTTTAAAACTGTGCCCTCGTAATAATCCTTAGGCCAGTGATCATAGTATCCAGTTTTGCGTAAATTGTCACTAGCTTTTTCTAATTCATCAAACTTTTGTATCAACACCATCATAAACTCGTTGTCCGGCGTCCAATCTCCAGTGTCCAAAAACTCAACTTCCTCGTCCTCTTCTTCATCTTCTGGATGAAAACACATGAGGTAAATGTCTTGTGGCACAAAAACAATGTTGTACCCATGGGTAATGGCCGCCAGTTCTTCGGGCTCCATGCGGATATCGTTGCACGCGACAATCACTATTTGGACGTCGGGCGTCTTTGCAATCTCCACACCTTTAATAATTTCATCAATAAAACTATCCCAGTTGTGTACTTCAAGGATTTTATATTTGTTTTGCAGTCGCGCCGCACGTGCATACGGGCACACAGGCACATTGCCTAGATGTTTGTTTTTTGGTTCTAGATACTTCTCGCACCAGTCGAGAATATCTTTGGTCATGGTCATTCTATAATTTTTTTAATCTTTAATCGTCCCATGTCTTCGTATACAACAGCCTCTACTTCTTTGCAGCTCATGTAGATGCCTTCTTGATCTTCTCCAATGTTGCGAGAGATAACACGTTTCTGTTTCAAACAATCAGTAAGACCTTCTGTGGGCACCATCTCTATGGTCGAACCATTTTGTATCATGAGGATTGCAAAGACAACTTTAATGGTTTCCATTCTTTCGTTCCTCTAAATCAATCAGCCTCTCTTCGTGAAACTGTATCACCATATCGTTTTTTAAAATCATCGGAATCTCTGCTTCCATTTGTTCTTTAAGTTTGTCTACATTCTCACCAAGGTATTCAACCAACATGTAGAGCTCTTGCACTTGTGGACTGACCATGCCGCCTTTAGGGACGGAATCAATAAAAGTGTTCGCGGCTTCTAGATCTTTCTCCATCAGCTGTAATGTAGTTTCAATTTTATTTAAGCGCTCAATCACTGAAAAATAACTCATCGTGCCAATTGCAACCGCTGCGAGAATGGCGAGCAAGTTACGTGCTGGTAATGAGATGGATGTGTTATCTGATAACTTCATTAGTAAAATATTCTCTTGGTGTTGTTCACAGGTTCTTCCTCGTAGTCCATTCGTAACTGTATCAATCCAGACTGTCTGAACCGCATCAACGCTTGGGTGACGGTATCAACATAGTCATCATTCTCACCATACGGGAAAGCAGCGCATTCTTCAATAACTTCTTCGGCAAAGGTTCTGCCCTCTGGGTAGTAGACCATGCCCGACTCAAACATCGGTGCAATGGCATTGACCCGCGTCCGTTTGTCGTTGCCTCTGGTTGGGGTATAATTGGTGATGGGTATACCCGACCTCCGTAGTTCGTCGGACAATGGGAGACCACTTGCTTTCGCCTCGATCAAGACCATCTCTGGTTCCCAGTAATTATATTCTTTGAGGGCAATCTCTTTGAGCTCTGGAAACTCCCATCTTCCCCGACGAGCATCGAGCAGGATCAAAGCAGGCTTCATGTCGTCTGGAGAGAACACACCCCACGTTGTGATTGCAGAGTAGTCCGCTGTTTCTTTTTTACTGTACGCAGTATCATAGCTTTGAATAATATATTGCAAATCAGGAATATCTTTTTCTTCCCATGGTTGCCACCATTCGCGTTTAAGGATAGCCCCTTCTTCAGAGGTTGGTTTTTGCATCCACTGTGCATTCCATTTTGAAACAGCCAAAGATGCTTTCACAGACTCAAGCTCTTCCACCTTCCAATACTCAGGCCATGTTGGTGTCCCGCTGTCCATGATAGCAGGAAACTCAACCACCTCCCATTGATCGGCCTTTGGCTCTGCTTGTGCTTTCATCAACTGTCCTGTTAAATCGATCGTCGACCAACGGGTCATGACCAGTACAATAGCGCCACCAGGTTGCAAACGTTGTCTAGGACCAGAGGTGTACCACTCGTACGCACCTTCCATAGCAGACTCACTGAGAGCGTCTTGCTCCGAATGCGGGTCGTCGATAATTAACAAATCAGCACCACGACCAGTGATCGCACCACCAACACCCGCTGCAAAATATTCACCACCTGCACTTGTGTCCCAACGACCGGCGGCCTTCGAGTCTGCCTGTAGGACGGTGCTTGGAAACACTTGTTTGTACTCTGATGAATCAATAAGTTGTTTTGTCTTACGACCAAATCTTTGTGACAGTTCTGCAGTGTGCGATGTTTGAATGATTTTGGTCATCGGGTTTTGGCCCATGATGAATGCGGGCAACAAATAAGATGCAAACTCTGATTTAGTGTGACGCGGTGGCATGTTCACAATTAAACGTTTCAATTTTCCTTTTGCTATATTATCAAATTTTTCGGCTATGATTCTATGGTGGGTGCCTTGCACAAAATGGGGCCACATGTATTTTACGAAGTCTAAGAAATTTTTCTTGGCGTTATGGGTCCTCTTTCGATTTTTTTTCACCTGCAAGAGTTCTGCAAACAGCTTTCTTTTCTCTGGAGGTAAATCCGTTAATTTTTCTTCGAAATCTTTTATGTCCATATTCTATCTCTATATTATTATATATACATACATATATAAACTATACATTGCACAAAAGGGGGTGACATCAAAGTAAAACATCTGTTGCAAAAATGCAACAATTTACAGGTACCCTACAGTCACCCAATGAGAAACAACTAGGCTGAATGCCTAGTTGTTTCTCATTTATTCTACCAAATAAAAGGGCGATGCGCAGGCTGAATGCCTGCGCATCGCTTCCTTGCCTGGACTTAGGCGAGCGAGCGAAGCGAGCGAGCCCGCGCCCGAAGGCGCAAGCCCGCCGCCCGCAGGGCGTGTTGCAGTTATGCAACACGCTGCATATTGTGTTAACTTAGAATAGTTCTAGCGCATAACACAACCCCTAGTATGATCATTAGTATTGACACCGTCCCTTGTCCGATGATCGCTGTCATTATTGCAAGCACAAACGCCACCGCGCCTAATGTAATATATACGAAATCAAATAATCTCATACAGCCTCCTTAGTTTGTTGAAAGTTTTTTGTATCTTTAGCAATCGTTGTCCCTTTTATTATTTCCTCCACTACTTCGTCTCTTTGATCAGGTTGAAAGAAATATTTTCCGTTACGAGATAAGTAGCCTTTTATCATAGGAATATTCTGATATCCTTTTGCTTTACAACCGATACACATTGAGATTTTCACTAAATCGTTTGCCTCGTGCATATCGTTTTCAAACGCTAATTGAATTAATGATCTGATCCACTCACTCTCTTTCATATCTAAAGGAATGACTTTCATTGTAGTGTGCCACATTTGTTGATCTTTATCACCCTCAAAAGTAAAAATAACTTCAATGTTCAGTTTTGCGTTAAGTGCTAAATTTTTCATTATTGCTTTCTCCTTATTTAATTAATAGCATATTATAGCATAATATTACTATTTTGTACAATAAAAAATAAAAAAACTTTTTCCAGGTTGAATACCTGGAAAAAGTTTTTTTGGCCGGCCAATCAAAAGCTGCAAGCATCAAGCGACGCCCGCAGGGCGGCGGGCTACGAACGCCGCAGGCGCTTAATCTAATAAAACCATGTAAGCTTTAGGAAAATGTTTTCTAAACCAGTCACAACCTCTCTGAACTTTGTCCCAGTCTTGAACCATTTCAGAACCTATGATCACATCATAAACAGCTGCAGCAAATCCTGGCACTGTAACTTTATCGCCGCCAAACCTGTTCTCAATAGTCTCTTCATTCTCATAGACAATTATATTTTGGTCAAATGGTGACTCGATTTCTTTATTGTCGTATTTAAATTTTTGCATTATTTCTTTCTCCTTTATTTAATTAATAGCATATTATAGCATAATATTTTATTTATGTCAAATAAAAAAATAAGCCTGGCCAAATTAATTTGGCCAGGCCGAGAAAGCCCCGCCGCCCGAAGGGCGGCGGGAAACTTGTTACGCTTTCAATTTCCACTTCTCAAAATCAAACTCTTGATGTTTCATTTCTAAAGTATCTAGATCAATGGTGAAATGTCCATTGTCCGAATTGTCGCCGTCGCTACTATCAACTCCAAAATAAAGACTATAAGTCAGAAGGTCTTTATTGTGAACGAGCTCGCCGTCTTTAAAGTCGTGAGCTTGAAATTCTTTGCTATCATGCAAAGCAACAACGAACTGAACCATAATCGTTCTAGGTTCCATTCTAGTGATTGGCGTTCCTGAATGTCCTCCGTAAGATTTTTTAAAATCTTCAGCCCACTTAAGCGCCATTCCTGGAAACTCCACGCCTCCCCAATGATGAAACAAAGAAACGCTTTCTTCATCTCCGTTTTTAAATGATATACTTACTCTATCACCCATGATTTCTACCTTTCTCTATTGTTTTAAAGTTGCTACATTATAGCATAATGTAGCAACTTTGTCAAATAAAAATTAATCCCTAAAAACAGGAATTGTTGGAAGGTCGACAAGATTTGTAAAAATCGCTCCGCCGTCGTTACCTTCATCGTCCCTGCTTGGTGTTAGTATAATACCATCTTCAAGATAAATTTCGCAGGGTTGAGAATCCCATGCAAAAGTTTCTTCTGCAACTTTTGGGGACATCCATTTAATATCGATTATCTTTTTACCAATTAAATGTTCTTTTACTTTTTTTGTCCATTCACAATCTTTCATTTGCTTTCTCCTTTGTTAAATTCTTTAAGCCATTCTTCATCAACCCCATAATACTTAAGAGGATCAACTTCAAATCTTCCAGTTTCATCCAAGTAGGGATCTTTAATAATGAAATCATTAAAAGTAAAAGTATTGTCAAAATAATACTCTAATTTATTTTTCTTCATTTGCTTTCTCCTTTATTTAATTAATTTTATTACTTCGTTTAAGTTATTAACTTGCACATAAAACCACATACCCGAACTATTGATATAGTCTTCATCAAGACATATTGTAAATCTAGGCTGATCGTTTGTGTCGTCTGTTCTTTTATTTTTGTCGTAGTGATTTATAAAAATTCTATAATTTTTATAGACCCACGAAGGACAGACATCGTTCTTATAACTTTGATCTTCCCATTCTTTAGGCAAGGTCAAGTCAGTTGTATAATCATCAAACCACATTTGCTTTCTCCTTTATTTAACTGGCTTTATTATAGCATAATATAGCATATATGTCAAATAAAAATCCAAGAAAATTTTTTTACTATCCCGCCCCGCCACCCCATATCCTATCATGAAAATTAAATATTGTCAAGCATTTTATAGCATTAATTTACGGACGCTGGACGAGCTCGAGCTCGTGAAGCTACAAGCGTCAAGCGTCAAGCGTCAAGCGTCAAGCGTCAAGCGTCAAGCGTCAAGCGTCAAGCGTCAAGCGTCAAG